AAACGCAATATACCAAATATCAAACAGATAATAATTTAAATCCATTTAAAAATTTAAAATATTATGTCAAAATATTTTACATTAAACCCTTATTGAAAAAATGATATTTAATTGGCGTTTTAAATGTGTAAAGGTGTAAAAACAATTAAAGACATATTATCAACTAAATAATATATAATTACTAAATGAAAACAAATATAATATACTATATAATCAAGATAAAATGAAAACAAATAAAATATTAATTGCAATTTTACTAGTATTGTTTTTATTTGAACTTTCTGTTTTGTGTCAGCAATATCACATGAAAAAATATGAAAATTTTAGTAATGTTGTTTGGGTTGGAAAAACACCATACTGGGGGAAAAAACCATATTGGAAATCTTCTCAATGGAAAACATATTATAAATCAGGATATCCAATTAGAAATAGTATGTATAATGGATATAATGGCAAATATTATAAACCATATTATGGAAGGAGTGTGTCACCATATGGATATTACAACGGTACAGATTATTTATAAATTTTAACATAATCTTTTTTAACATAATCTTTTTTTAACATATACATTATAATCAGGAAACAAGAATGAACTCTCAAAATGTAAATCTTACAAGACTTAAACGTGAATTAAACAAAAGTATAAATGTTAATATGTTATACAAGAATAGAGTAAAAAAAATAACAAATGTTAAAAAAATAAATAGACCAAAAAATATATATAAGCCACAAATAAATAGACCAAAAAATATATATAGGCCACAAATAAATAGACCAAAATATGTTGATAAGATAAGTAATTTTTCAAATACTAATAGCACATTATGGACTTTTTTTTATATTATTCTAACAATATCAATTTTATTTTTTATTGCACTACTATTGTTTAATTTATACAAAGAATATATATATAGTTTATCCGAACAAACGAATAATATTAATATTGACAATCAAATAACAAAAGCACCAAAAGGTGTTATTGATAAAGAGGGTGCTCCAATATCATTTGAAAAATCAGGAGATATTACAGAAAACAAATATCTAACATTATATGGAGGTGATGATTTTATGAAAAAAAATTTTAATTCTTTACCCTCTAATAGTCCATATTCTTCATATCCAAATAATTATAATGGTTATAATGCTGATAATGGTGTAACAAAAATATATTATGAAAATAATATGACCGATGACAACAAAAAATTAAATAATTATATTGAAAAACAAAATAATTATATAAAAAATATTAATAAAAGGGTGAATCAGATAAATAGTAGTAGAATGTACACACCAGAATATATACAAGATAAAGAATCTCTTTCACATATAAGAAATTATGAACGGTTATTGGCTAATAAAGTAAGTCAAGAATATAAAAATCAGCCATATTTACAAGAAATTGTTAATTATTAAACTATTACATTTGGAAGGAAAAAAAATAGTAAAATTATAGTAAAAAAAAATTATGAATAGAAAAATAACTATTTATACAGGATCTTTTAAACCTCCACATAAAGGACATTTGTTTCTTGTAAAAAAAATGTTAAAAATAACAAAAGCTGAAAAAGGTGATTTTCCAGGAATAGTTTATATTTTTATATCTAAAAAAGAAAGAGAACCCTGTAAAATAACAGGCGATGTAAGTTTAGAAATATGGAAAGAATATATAAAAACATTACCTATTAAAGACCAAAATAGAGTTAAATTAATATTAAGTAAATTGCCAAGTCCAATACAAACAGCTTATGGATTTGTAAATAGATTAGCTACTAAAGGTGACACTTTTTATTTAATAAAAAGTGCAAAAAATTCTGAAAACACTCGATTTGAATCATTATTATCTAAAAAAAAAGGAATAAATATATATGAAATGGTATTACCGGAATATGAAAATTTAAATGCAAGTGATATGAGAGAAGCACTTGCGTTTAATAATAAAAAAAAGTTTAATAAATATCTTCCAAAAATGGATGATATTGAAAAAAATAAAATATGGAATAAACTAAAAATATTGTGTTCAAAATAATAAAGTTATTTAAAAAAAAATCTTTGGTAATATATATATCAAAAAAATGCCAGCTTTTAATCAATCCGTTAAATCTACTAGATCAGTTAAAAATGCATTAGGCAAAGCTCAACAGTCATTATCACGACAGCAGGACGTTCTTGGTAAAAAAATGCAACAACTACAACAAAAACAAATGTCTGGCGGTGCTCCCTCACAGCAGCAGTCTCAACGGAAACAAATGAATAGTCTAAAGCAGACACAACAGCGTTTATCTATGGCAAATAGTGCTTTACAGCAAGCTAAACGCGCATTAGCGCAACAACGCTAAATAAAAAAGTTAGGGTGAGTAAAATTTAAGGTGAGTAAAATTTAAGATGCGTAAAGTTTAAGATGCGTAAAATTTAAGATGCGTAAAATTTAAGATGCGTAAAGTTTAAGATGCGTAAAGTTTGTAAAATTTTACGTATCCTAAACTTTATAAATTGTAAGCTTATAATTTATATTATATTGTATTATTTATTAAATAATACAATATAATATATCACGAATAATATATAATAAATATGAAGTTGTATGATGAATACTTTAAGGAATTAATTAATTTAATACCAAGTATGAATGATTATTTACAAATAAAAAAATATAAGGCTTTAAGAATACATTATGAGAATAATATATCTAAAGAATTTTTTATTAAGTTGAAAGATTTTTTATTAAAATATAAAAAAATTATTTCTAAAAAAGAAAAGAAAACAATATATGATGATGTATTAAAATATGAAATAGATAAATCATTGGAAGGTTTTAAATATCCATTTGAACTAATGCCAATGACACAGATGAATAACAATATTTCAGATTATATGCAAATGTTAAATGGAAGTAGTATTTATGTCTTTAAAACTACAGATGACTATAAAGATTTTATGGAAAAAAATAAAGAATATTCAGTAAAATGTTCTCAAATAATTGTTAATTTTTATGAAGGTATGGAAAAAGGTATTGTTTTACCTAAGATAATTGCTTCTAAATTAATAAATGATATAGAAAATGTAATTAAAAATAAATTATATATAAATCATAAGGTGCCAAATACAATTAAAGAAGAATGGGATAATAATGTAAATATATTTGTAGTAGAACCTTCAATAAATATTTTAAATTTTTTAAAAAATATATACATAAAAAAATGTCGTGATACACTTGGATATTCATCATTAAAAAATGGTAAAGATATGTATAAATATCTTGTAAAAACTAATACAACAGTTAGTTCATTGTCAATAAAACAAATACATAATTTAGGATGGTCTGAAGTTAAAAGAATAAATAAAGAACTTAACAAAATAGCTATAGATAATGGTTATAAAAATATATTAAAATTAATGGAATATGTTGAAACTTCAAAAGATAATAAGTATAAAAATAAGACAGAAATACTAAAAAATTATACAGACATACGAAAAAATTTATGGGATAATATAATTCCTACTTATTTTGACATTAAAATAAATAAACCATATAAAATTGTTGAAGTACCGCCGGAGATTGCGGGTAGTATGGCAGGAGCTTATTATATGGGTGGAAATGTATCTGGTGATAGAGATGGTGTTTTTTATCTTAATACACGAGATGTAAAGAATATGTTAAAATCTGATTCTGTAACATTGAGTAAACATGAAGGAATACCAGGTCATCATTTTCAAATAACTTATATGAATACCCATAAAAGCATACCACTTTTCATTAAAGCATCAAACTATACAGGTTATATTGAAGGGTGGGCGTTATATTCAGAAGGTATTGGCGAATATAAAGATTATATAGAATACGCTGGTAAACTTTACAGTGAAATGTTTAGATCTGTAAGATTAATAGTAGATACAGGTATCCATTATTATAATTGGCCTTATAAGAAGTGTTTTGATATATTTAAGAAATATACATCATTACCCGATAGTGAAATTGAAGCTGAAATATACAGATATGTTGCAGACCCTGGACAAGCTCTTGCGTATAAAGTTGGTGAATTAACAATATTAAATTTAAAGAAAAAATATAATGGAGATATTAAAAAGTTTCATAGCTTAATATTAGAAAATGGGGTATTACCATTAGATATACTAATAAATAAATTTAAAAAAATAAATTTAAAAAAAAATAAATTTAAAAAAAAATAAATTTAAAAAAAAATAAATTAGATTATTACATCAGCAAATTTATATTTTATAGCATCAGATGCATTAATAATGAACCTTTCTTTGAATATTTTATTTAACATCTCTTTTGGAAATTTAGTATTTTTTAAGAAAAAAGATGTAATTATATTTCTAACAAATTGAGTATTTACTACAGTATCTTCATATTTGAATGAAGGTGAAGAAAAGGTAACAAAATCAAGTGTTATATATGCATCTTTATGAATATATCTATATGTTGCCATAATATTTACAAGAACAGTAAAATTTGTTATTGGACCTAATATTATAGAATATATAGAAAGTTTAGATATATAAATTGCATTAATTACAGGTAATATATCAATAATATCATTAAAATAAATACTATCTGTCCTATCAACTAAAACAATAACTAATGGAATACTATGTTTAAAAGTATTTGCAACATGTATATATTTTACAATTGGTAATGCTTTACTAAAAATATCCATAGAACTTTCTTCTATGGATTTAACAATACTTAATATATTCATATCTGCAATTTTAGTCATAATGCTTTTTTCTGGAAAAAATTCTGTAAACGAATGTTTTGTATCATAAAAAATATGTTTTTCAGGAGGTATTTCTAATAATATATTATCTACTATACCATATTTTACACATTCATTTGCTGATAAAAAAATGTCGTGCTGCAACATATTTTTTAGTTTTTGTTTAGATAATTTTGTATTTTTACTATACATATCAATAAGAAATTTCATAAATTGATTACCAACATTAATATCAAATTTTAATTCTTCTTGTTTACCAGACAATGTTCCAAAATATTGATGTATTAGAACAAATGCTGTTTCTAAAATATAACTAAGTTTTGCTTTAACAAGTATAAATGTTGCAGCACTTGCAACAATACCTTCGGCAATTACAATAATAGGAACATTATAATTAAATATATTTGATAATGCAATACCTGCATTAGTATCTCCACCTGGAGAATGCATATGAACAACAATAGGTTTTGGTAATGTAAATATTTCTAAAGAGTTTTGTTCGGCAGTTTCAACAATATTTTTTTGAATTCTACTTAATACTGAAACTTCATTTCTTATTCTTTCAACAGTTTTATTAGATATTTCTTCATATATGTAAATATGACTATATATATCAGAGTATAAAGTGTTATACTTTTCTTGTTGTTTTGCAACATTTTTATATGCAATTTCAAGTCCAGATGACATTAAATATAAGTGTGTATATTTAATGTATTTATTTTTTTATTAGTTAAAAAGTCTGATATAATATATTTTACATTTTTATTACATATGATACTTTTGTTATTGTCTATTTTATTTATTTATTTAATATATTTAACATGTCAAAAATATATTAAAAATAATATAAATATATACGATTGGCATTGTAAAAATATATACCCATTTAATAAAAAATTAACTAATATAGAACAAAAATATATTAAAAAATGTATAGAAGTATCTTACTGGGAAATATTTAGACCATTTTATATAAAAAGTGACCCGTTTATAAAAAGATTAAGTTATTTTACATATAGTCATAGAATTAAAGATAATATAAATTCATCAAGATTAGCTTATGGATCAGTAATATGTCCAAAAAGTATATATATTTATGCAAAAGAAGTATTAAAAGAAAGAAAAATAATATGTGAAATTGAACCTAATGATAATTATATTTTTGGAGGATTAGGATGGGATATTCAAAGTGGGTATTTTAAAATATATTTTAGATTTATTAATCATAAAAATCTTTCTACAGAATATAAAAAATTATTACCATATAATTTAAAAAATATATGGGATAGTGGATTATTATCAATAACATATGATAATAATGGTAATATATTAGAGAAAAAAATATATACTTATTTAAAAAATGAAATGGTTGTAGAATTAAAAAGTGATAAACGACATGATATTCAAAGAGACATTAGAGATAAAAATAATAACTGGGAAACTAAATTAAGTAATGAAGGGTGTAAAATATTAAAAATATATGAAAAAAGTGGGTATAAATTAGACACAATAATGTTTAAAAATAATATTAATTATACTTTGTATTTTCCAATGATTGGGTAGATTTATTGAGATATGGTCTATAATATACTTTACGTAAATCATTCATAACAGTATCATTTACTATATTTTTATTTAGGTTAAGATTACCATGTAAGTTTGATATAATAAAATTCATACTAAATATTCCACATTCAGAATTACCAAATTGAAAACGTGTATTATTTGAATAAATATCGGTGGTTATAGTTTTATTAAAATATTTTAAGTAATAATCTTCACATCCTTTTTTCATTTTTTGTAAAAAAGATAATATCATTTTTGGTGGAGGCATTCCAACTGAATCAAAGTATAGGATTTTACATTTTTTAAAATCAAAATATGAAGCAACCCAATGAGAACCTGGTTCGTCATGCTCATCTAAATTATAAATAATTCCTAGTTTTGTTTTACCTAATTTATTTATTAATATTTCAACCGATAGTCCAGATAATACGCATGTAATTGAACTAGGACAATCAACTGGTACTGGTCCCAGAAATAGAAAATCAGGATATTTTTTTTCATATTGTTTCATAACATTTTTAATATCTGTAGATGATAACCATTCAAATGGATTTTTATCCCATTCTTTTGGCATTTCTGGTTTAAATTTTTCTTTAATATTTTTTTTGGCGAAAGGTGCTGGTACAAAATTTTGTTCTAACCAACACCATTCATTATTGCAGTCTTTACTAAGTTTTTTATTAAGGTCTTGCCACATTTTTTTTTTAGATTTATTAGCTAATAGAATTTTGTCTTTTTTTAGTTTATTTTTATTATAAGATTTTATTAAAAAAATAAGGTTTTCTTTCGTATAACATGTCCCATTACTTTTAATATCTGGAGCACAAAACAAAGAATTAGAATCTTCATTTAATTTTGGCATTTTATATAGTTCAAAGGTATATAAAACGTATACATTTTATATACATATTAATAATTAAGCGTTTATATAATTATTTTATTAGTAAAATAATTATATTATGACACATCAAATGCAATCTACATATAAAACAATAACTCTTGTTATGATTGTTAAAAACGAATCAAAA